CGTTGGGTCGGGAGTTAATGTCATGGCCGTTAGATTGGATACGAATACTTGAGAAAAATTTGCTTCGGCGCTAACAAATTTACAGCTAACTAATAAAGAGGTTTGGAGTCTATTATCTGTGTATTTTTGGGGAACGTCTACATCGCCAATAATATATCTTAACATCAACGGCATTTCATCTGTCCAAGCCATAATAATAACTCCAATTATGCGGAGAAAAATAGTGTGTGGGTACGAATATTATTACACCGTGAACAAAAAAAGGGCGGCTTACGCCACCCTTTATATCGTTCACTAACCGTTAATAAACACGCCTTAGCATGATCCAAGAATAATTCTACGATTATCCAGGACAGCAAAGCCTTGGTTCTTCCATCCGTAAATACCGTGGCGTTGTTGACGGTGTAAATTTGCGTCTTCAAACACTTGAACGTCTCTACGATAGGCTGGTGCAACGAAGGAATCGTTTTGTTGTAGGTCAAGACCAACAATCAATTCAACGTCGTTAGCTTGTAGAGCACCACCAAGAGCGTTTTGGTAGAATAGCTGATATTCTTGTCCTTCGCCCAATTCGTAAAGATCGTGAAGATTTACGTTGAAAATTCTTAGGAACGATCCATCGTCGCCAGATGTGAAGATTTCTCTACGTGTTACTTCGTCAACAATATCCACGCCCCAATTTCTGATGTCTTCTATGTTTTCCGGAGAAACATAAAGATCAGTTAGCTTGGACTTATTTGGAGTCGCTGTGTTACCGCCGCCTTGACGGGACATAACAGTCTTCATCAAGCTAATGATACGCTTTGTGAATTGGCCAGAACCGGCATCGGAGTCATAAACAACAATGTTACGGTCAAGACCGGCGTAAAGAAGTGTGTGCCAACCGTCGTCATTGGTCTTCTTTACGAAACCGGCTTCAAAAACACGCATAGCTCTTTGTACAACGTCCCAACGGGCTTGTTCACTATACTTTAATAGCCAGTCAATAGAATTGGCGATATCATAGACAGGAACCATAACGTAATCGCCTTCTACGTGTGATTCAGGAATACGACCATGCTTAGGAATAGTATAGGCAACATAGTCTTTTTGTGTGCCAGGTGGTAGGAAGTCCAATGGGAATTCCGATGGTTGACCAGGCGTTAGATCAACTGTACCGAAAATATCGGTAACAATATCGCCAGCTAGTAAACCTTCGCGAAGAGGACCAACTAAAGCCTTGGCAATAAAATTCATAGCAGGTAGAGCTACAGCCGGATCAAGACTTCCAGCTTTAGCTAATGCAACATTCATATCTTCTGTTACTTTAAACATCTTCTTATTTCTCCAGTTTATTATAGGTCAACGAAAACTTTAGCAAATCCGTCTTCGTCTAGCTTGCTCCAGAACTTGCCAACAATTGGATTGAGGGCTTTGTTCCAAGATGTACCTGCATAATTAGCCGCCGTTAGAGGAGCTAAGTTACCAGAACTTGAAAGAACAGCATAATCACCAGCAGCAGGAGTGCCAGTAATTTTATCAGTTAACCACCAACCCTTGATACCAAGAGTCACCTTACCACCCATTTGTACTTCATCTCTATGTTGGTTTAGGTGTTGGCGAGTCAAGTCTAGGTTGACCATATCATTTAATAGTAATCCTCTTGGCGTAGCGCCCGAGCTATTAGCTGCATAAGTAACTAAAGCCGCACTTTGATCTAGAGCCGCACCGCTACCAACCGTGCTAATTGATGCAATACCGCCGCGTGTTGCTACTTCATTCATGAAGTAAGAGATGTCTGTAACAACTTCATATCTATTATTCTTTAGAGCCATTTTTTAATACTCCGATTAACTCTTCTTGTTATTTTTATTTCTAACTTCAGATTCGTACCATGCAGCAATAGATGCTCTTGTAGATTCAAGTGCATTTACGCCTGTTACGCCAAGAGGAGCATCAGCATCAGCTTTAGTGTTATCTAAAACTTGTTCAGCTTTTACAGCATCTTTCTTGTCGTCCGCGTCTTTGTCATCTTTCTTGGCTGCCTTGGCATCGTCTTTCTTATCTTCATCTGCTTTCTTGTCGTCAGAAGCGGCCTTTACAGCCCACTTTGGCTTAACAAGCTCTACCATTGCGGTAAATTGTTCGGCAGATACATTCTCGAATTGAGTTACGATTGCCTTAGCTTCGTCTTCAGGAGCACCAGCGGCTACCAAAGCGGAAGTTCTTTCAAGAGTGATTTGATTCTTCTTAGCTGTAGCGACTTCGTTTTCAAGCGAAGCATTCTTTTCAGCAAGTGTCTTATTTGTATCTGTAAGTTCCTTTACAGAAGTGCTTGCTGTCGCCAAGCTGGATTCTAGGTTAGATACTTTATCTTTTAGAGATGCAATTTCGGTTGTAAAGGCTTGAACATTAATATCAGCTAGTTTCTTTGTTGCTTCTACTAGTTGTGTTTCAAGCTTTTCTTTTTCAGCTTTAACCAATTTAAAAGCTGCGTTATCTTCAATGCTAACCGACTTTAATTCGGCAGTAATAACTTTGGTTTCTTCAGCCATTATACTTTTCCCCTTATCGTTATTAGTATTAAGACGATACAAATCTATATACCCCGTTTTCGATGAAACGGTTTTAAAAGTTTGTACATTATTAAAAATGACACTTTCTGGATTCGCCGGATTATCCGTCAGTCCCTTACCAGAAAATAAAATATTCTTTAAAACGCGACCAATTGCATATCCACCATCAATCACGCCCGGACCACCAAATTGTCTTAAGAATTTAGTTAATCCAGCAGTAGCTTCGGTTCTTTGGATGATCCTGCTTTCGCCACGAGCATTCATTACTCCGTAGTCAAAATCGGAAAATAAACATTCCATGGATACGAACCATTTCTTACCAGCCTCGATCTCAGCTATAATTTTTTCTATACGATCTTTCTTGGCCTTGTCTTCCCAGAATCGATAAATAACAGCAGGAGTTACAATATGAAACTTTTCGGGAACATCGGCTAATACTGAGTCCATTGGAACAATGTTATAATTATCATCAACAACAAAGTTATCAGTCATATGACCAATTATATCGGACTGAACATGTTGTAAATTAAACGGCTTATCCTGAGCGCTAAATCTAGCCTCCCATGTTGGCTCTTTTGTGAAGATATCTGTATTGATATTCCAAACACCAGCAGTCACCAAAACGGTTTGGAGAGGATAAAGATCTATTCTATCAATCTGTCTATTAGCTTTTGCGGATAATACAGGTGAAACTCTATCAATAAATTCATTCGCTACTTCATCTGACATTTTTTGCAATAGAGGTGACACATAAGCAATACTGTTATTTGCTTTAACAAGATTACCAATGCCATCATTTATTTCATCTGGATATACTTTAATTTCTGTCATTCTTCATCACCTTCATCAGGGTTATTGAAATTAATCTTTATAGAAGCATACACCGCATTACGTAATTGCTTGATATCTTCATAATTCGGCTCTCTACTCTTGACCCTACCGAAATCCGCAACCAACTGCTTATAAAGAGCAAAAGCGTTATTATCATATTGCATATTTATATTATTAATACTAGACATAATTAGTTCTTCTGTTGCGGCTTCCTCATAAGGAATTTGGTACAACAAACAGTGCTTGAAATCGTCCATCTCCTTTTCTTCCGCTTGAGTTAATTGTCTTAGATTTGTCTTGCCAAACTTCTGTAAAAAGAATGGAGTAAATTGATCATGAATAATCTTCTGTAGTTGGTTGGCGTATAAAGTGAGATTAACAAACTCGTCAACTTCGGCCTTTGAGCTGGGATTAACAACTCTCCTCTTACGTGTTGAAGAATCCTTGCTATTCTTTGGTCTGCCTTGTCCAGATCTACCAATTGGTTTAGGTTTGTTAGCAAGTTTCTGTTGTTGCTGCATTTTAAATTGCTCTTGTTGTACCTCAAGCATATTCTTCTCGCCCGGCTCTCTTTCGTCTAATTCAATGCCAGCTTCGCCAGGCGTAACCAGTCCGCGTTGTAGAGCAATCTTCTTTAGCGATAGTTCAGGTTCAGCATCATGATATGGACTTACCTTTGGAGTAGACTGCTTGTCTTCCCTGGCTTTATTTTCTCTTCTTAAACGAATGCTCTCTATTTCCGGAATAGCACCAAATAATTCCTGGATTGTTTCGTCAGAAACAAGATTTCTGTCTGATAGCTGAATCCAAAGAGCTTTTTCAGCAGTTTCATCCTGGAAGTTCATGTGATCAAATGAGATTTGGGCAGGATAGCGAAAACCCATAGCTTTCTGTATTAGTTTTATTTCGTTTGTCCAAAAGTCACGCAGCATTCTTCTGCCATATTCTAATCTTTCAAGTAATGTACGTAATGACATGAAGTTATTTGCAAATGTGCCGCCGGCACCACTAATACTAGCTGGAATTCCTAATCCGCTATGTATACTGGTGATAACGGCTTGGTATTTTTCACTCCCAAGGAATCTATGGAGATCCGTACTTGTCTCCTCGATTGTTAAGTCTGGACCCCAAATAAAATCCATAGCACCACCCGCAACATGATTCAAAAGAATGTTGCTTAGCTTCGCAATAG